ATTTTCACCCCCTGAGTTACTTCTGTGTACACATGCCAATTTGGATGATCGAGTTTTTGAAGAAAGTCTAGTGCCGTAGAGTGTCCACTGCGTTCGTGATTCCCTGCAAGAATATAAACTTCCTTCTCACCGAATGCCTTGAGAAATTCAACGAACTCCTTAAGTACTATAGATGTATTATTTCTTGCATTGAGGTTATCTCCCATTAGAACAACAGCATCACACATCCTAGACTGGTCAAGAATCGCTTGTTTCACAGCCTCCCATTCACCTTTTCGTCCATCCTCGAACAAAGAAGCGTAGGGTAGCTCGCCTCTGAAATGTTGATCACCGCAAATTAATATCTTCATGTTTTATTTATTCTTCTGCTCCAAGTACATACGTAGAATCATTGAATAGTTAGCCAAGTCGGATAGGGTATCTCCAATAGTCTCATCTGCAACTTGCCTCTCTCGTCCGATCAGGTTTGCTATACGCATGAGCTTGTCTGACATTCGAACAATGATTGCTTTTTCAGCTGGGATACCAAGTGCTTCAGAAACCCTAAAGTTCTGAAACGGGTCATTGGTATTAGAATAGTCAGCGTTTTTACGTCTTGCGATTTCAAGATTCTCGGCATAGAGAGCACCCATTCGTTCAATAAAATCCTTTTGTGTGAACACCTTTTTTCCTGTTGTAACTGGTTTTTTCATATGAGTTCTGAAAGTTTAAGTAGGTTACTCTCCTGATGACTATCATCCTCGAAATGCATCGAACACTTGCCATACAGTCCTATGGAAAGTTTATCCATAGGAGCAAAGTACGACTGGTCGCATTCAGAGCAATGTTGTTTGCCTGGGGTTCGTGCGATAACGAGAGCATCTTCAATACTGTTCATACTTAAGCTTCAACTACAGGTACTCGACGAATCATGCTATCGCTTATGTTCCCAAGGAAACTCTTCTTCACTTCAGTTTTCACTTCAGGAGCAATTCCGTTTTCTCTCAAAACATTCTTTGCAAATTCAGAAAGATACTGACTCGCTCCTTTACGTAGATACATCTTAAAGTTACTGGTAGTAGAATAAATTGATGTTATAGAGTGTCGATTCTTAGACCCGTTTTTGTCTAACCAATCTTTTACAAGCTTTGAAAGACCCATATGTACGTGAGGATTTGCTTGAATTAACGTAGCAATACCCAGGATTTCCTTTTCGGTTAATGGGTGTACTTTGTATCCCATCTTTTTTGTCCTAATCACTTTTCCATCCTGAAGTTTCACTTTTGTATGTTGTACTTTATGCTTCCTTAGTACCTTTAATACAAACTGAGATAGTGTTCCTACCTTTTTGTTGAACATGTACTGCTTGATTCTCGCTACAATGCTATATGCACCTATCTGATGTGTACGTCCAGCACTGTAATATGCCTCTGTTACCTGTTTTGAAGCGTCAGCCACGGGACCAACCTCATTGAATCTTTCAACAATGAACATAATATCGTCTTCACTCCATGCTCCTTCACCAACTAACCGTGTTTGTTTTGGGACAACTTTTTCAGGTTCTGCAACAGAAACCTTTTTTTGAGCAACTGGTCGAATACCTTCAAACATCTGAATGAAGTCAACAAGTTCACTGTTTGTTTGGAATTCAACATCAACCGTGGATCCGTTCAATAATGTTACCGTAGTTTTGAACATATAATAATTTAATTTAATTTTTAATTATTTCTTCACAAAACCAGTGAGAGCTATAATCACTTTAGTGTAGTTCTCTTCTGTAAGTGAGAGTGAGGTAAATGCCTCAATAGTCTTATCTGCTTCCTCATCCTTCATCTGGTCGTTTGTAAGTCCCTTTGTCAATGCTAGATTTCGGATGGCGTCTATTGCCTCATTCTTAGGCTCTGCATCCGTTGTAGGTAGGTTTTCTTCGTCCTGTGCTACATCCACAGGTGACTTAAAAGGCAGGTCCTCGTCTTCCTCGTCAATTGCCTCACTTGCTGTTGCACCTGATGTTTGGTAATTTGCTTCGATTTTTGCTCGTTGCTCCAACCATGCTGCATCAACAAGCTTTGGATCTGCGTAGATACGAATAATCTTAGCTTTCACTCCAGGCTGTTTCTTGCTGTCTCGCTCTTCATCGAATCGGAATCCAACGATTTGGCCGAAATGGATACCGTTCATTCGTTCATGTACAATGACTGACGTCTGTCTGAAACCGAGGTTCCAGATTTTACCTTCTGGAGTTTGAAGAACATAAATGGTTTGCTGATTCCCGAAAGTATCAGTTGCTTCACGCTTATCAACATACGTTCCCTGAACTTGATCGCCGACATTTTTAAATTTGAAAAATTCACCGTCTTGTGGTTTTGCGCTATTGAATATATCAATGTTGTCCATATATAATTTTATGATTATTTTAATTAATTCCAGAAAATAAACCGACCGTTATTTATCCCACTATCTTATACCCCTACTTTCCATTTGTCAAGCTTTATTTCCCTTTCCGTTCAATATCTTACCTATTGTATCAATTTTACCACACTATTGACTATTCAACACTAAACCATATTAATCCATACCACTTTCGATACTAGTTTAATACTAAACCATTATTTTTACCACACCTGGGCAGTATTTTATACTAGGGGTATTGACAATGGGATTGATTCGTGGGTTGGGACCCTTGGGATTATACCGGGGTGATTCGGGGTGGTCGGGTTGCCCCACAGAAATCCAAAACAAAAAATTTAAGCAGTGAAGCTGCGCTTCTTGATCCTAGTTGTGTCTGTACTAGTGTACTATACCAAATCTAGTAGGGACCCCGTAAGGTTTTGAGATATTCGTCTTGTAACTACAAAATGTAGATCTTGGCAAAGATACTTGAGGTGTGACATATGTGCATCTTTAGGTACTTATCCAAATAATTCTTTCGTTAGATTCTATAGGGTTAGCAGAAAGTGTGAAAATAGTTCAAAATCTTGCTTGACGATTGGCAAAAAAAGGTACCTATATATAGATAGGGGGTAGGGGGATAACTATAGAATCCTACTACAGATAACAAAGAAGAAGAAAGAGAAGAAAAACAAAGTATCTGGATTAGAACTGTAGTAGAGAACTATAGTAGGGAACTATAGTATATCCGCTTACTAGTACAAAGATTGTGTTTTATTTTTTCTCCTTCTCTTTGTAGTTATCCAAGCATGAAGTGCGACTTAGGCTACCCACTATAGTATAAGACCTCTTAGATAATAGCCTTTCAACTAGGTGAACAACTCTCAACCTTCTTGTAGTTGCACCTACCGATGTAGGGTTATTTACTAAGTAGTCTCTTCCTAATTCTGTAGTCAAATACAATAGTACTGCCAATTAAGAAAGAGTAATTCAGATGGCTGCTCAATCTCTCCCTCATGATATGAAGATTGCTACTAAGATTAGGGCTGGCATCTGTGCTGGAGTTTCTATGAGAGTCATCTTCGATTCTGTAGTCACGATGAAGAATGCCCCGAAGTCATACCAAACCTTCTACAAGATTTACCGTGATGATATTGCAGCCTCTAGGGCTTCCATCCAAGAGGAGATTGGTTCTGTAGTTATCAATGCTGCTAAGGGTGGTGATCTAAAGGCTGCTGAACTATTTCTTCGTAGTCGTGCTGGTTGGAATCCTACCCTCAAGATTGAAGAAGTTGAACCTGAAGACGTTGCTGAAGATACAGGTGCTATTGATGACCTGTTGGCCTTGCTTGGTAAGAAGAAACCAGAAGTTCAAGAAGAATGACTTACTACGTTTATCACATTAGACTTTCCGGCATGGGGTTGGATGAGGGCTATGTTGGTATTAGTAAGAACCCAAGAGAGAGATGGGCTACTCATAGCAGGGGCAAAGAAAATTACCCTGTACAAAAAGCCATCTCAAAGTATGCAAACTTGCTACAATACAAAATCCTTGACTGCTTTGATACCGTAGAAGAGGCCCTATGGCTGGAATATACGCTCCGACCGTTACCCCGACTTGGTTGGAACATTGCAGTTGGTGGTGGACTTCCTCCAGATAGTTCCGGGGAGAATAACCCAAACTATGGAAAACCTACGTCAGAAGAGACAAGGCAGAAGCAATCTAAAGCTCGTCTTGGTAGGTTTGGGGATAAAGATCACCCAAGGTCCCTTCTTGTAGATATCTACGATTACGCAACAAACAAGATTATCGCCGCTGGTGTTGTAGCTAGGACGTGGGCCATTGAAAACGGTTACCACCAAGCACATTTATCAGCTACAGCTAGGGGTAGGCTAAAACAACACAAAGGTGTTTATGCTAGGTACTCCTAATGGCTGGTAAAAATGGACTTCCAATTCATGCTGACGATCTCCGCGCTATGGGGGAGGACGTTGTAGCACTGTTGTCTCAGCTTCCGCCAGAGAAAGCAGAAGAACTAATTTACAATTGGGGGTTTTGGGCAAGACCAGAACAATTGGCCCCAGAAGGCAATTGGAACGTTTGGTATGTGAACGCGGGTCGTGGCTTCGGTAAGACCCGTGCTGGTGTTGAGTGGGTAAGGGCTAAGGTAAAGAACGGTACAAAGCGTATCGCTGCTATTGCTGCTACAAACTCCGATATTGAACGTGTTATGGTTAATGGGGAGTCTGGCTTCCTAGCACGCTGTTGGAAGGGTGATAAGGACCATAAGGGTAAGCCACTAGGTAATCCATTGTGGGCACCTACCAAGCGTCTCCTGACGTGGGAGAATGGTGCTTATGTCCAGTTCTTCTCTGCTGAAGAGCCAGAACGTCTCCGTGGTCCTCAGTTTGAGGCAGCTTGGTGCGATGAGTTGGCTGCATGGAACAAGGACCGTGATACTTGGGATATGCTCCAGTTCACACTTCGTCTTGGTAAGCACCCTCAAGTTTGTGTGACTACAACTCCCAGACCCACTAAACTTGTCCGTGATATTCTAAAGAACCCCAAGTCTGTAGTGACCTATGGTTCTACCTTTGATAACTCTGTCAACCTTGCACCCACATTCATTCAGGCAGTCAAAGACCAGTACGAAGGTACTCGCCTTGGTCGTCAGGAACTCTACGCTGAGATTATGGATGAAGCCTCTGGTGCCTTGTGGACTAGGGAACTCTTGTCTAGTTGTGAAGTAGAGGGTGTAGATGACCCTGTAGCTTTCGCTAAGACCCTTGCCCGTGTAGTCATCTCTGTTGACCCTGCCGTTACCTCCAACGCTGAGAGTGACATGACAGGCTTGATTGTGGCTGGTATCGACTTGAATGGTTGTAGTTACATCCTAGAGGATGCCACTGACCGCTACACACCAGAAGGATGGGCCACTAGGGCTATTGCTCTCTATAACCTCTATGAAGCCGATAAGATCGTAGCTGAGAGGAACCAAGGGGGAGATATGGTCCGTTCTACCCTTCATACGGTAGATGAAACAGTTCCCGTCAAGCTAGTACATGCCTCCCGTGGTAAGTTTGCTAGGGCAGAACCAGTGTCCTCCTTGTATGAGCGTGGTAAGGTCAAACACCTTAGAGGTCTTGATGCCCTAGAGGACCAGCTAGTCCAATGGGAGCCACTAGGTTCTATTGGTTCTCCTGACAGACTTGATGCTATGGTGTGGGCCGTGACCGAACTAGCCCTCAAAGGCATAGCTAAACCTGAACTCAATCTGGCCTATTCCGATGCGAAAGGTCTTTCATCTAGGAATTAGAAAAATGGCTAACTATGTAGACCTCACGTCTGGGATGGTTCGTGACTGGATTCCAGTTACTACAAACAACTCTGCTGATAACATGGGTGCAAGTGCAAACAACCAAGTGATTGGTTTCTATGTGACCGTTGGTGGTGCTGTAGTCTTTACCGTAGAGGGCACTGATCGTACAGTTACCTTCCCGTCTAACTTCTATGTGACTTGCGCTGGTGTTACTCGGATCAAAGCAACTGGTACTACTGCTACTGGTATTCACTCTCTGGTTATCTAAGGTGCTTCGCACTCCCGCTGTGTCCAGCTATGATTAACTTTAAGGAAGTTTAAGATGCCCTCTATTGCTCTTCCTGTGTCCCTTAGAGGGCAACTCCTTTCTGGTTCTAGGTTCTCTCCTCTATCTTTGTTCACTACCTCTGAACCCGGCTTCTGGTACGATCCTTCTGACCTGACTACCATGTTCCAAGATGCAGTAGGCACTAACCCTGTGACCGCTCCGGGCCAATCTGTTGCTCTGTTGCTGGATAAAGCCAAGGGGCTGACTCGTGGATCAGAACTTGTTGTAAATGGGGATTTCAGTGGTGGTACAGCCAACTGGACAGCCATTTCTGGGGCAGGTCTATCTATTGTCTCTGGTAGCCTTCGTGTTTCATACTCCGCAGGGGCTGCTTACCCGGCTGCCGTACAGACTGTTTCCGGCCTCGTTTCGGGCAGAAGTTACGAACTTACTATTGTCGCAAACACGGGCAGTGGGACACACCCCGTTGGTTTGAACTGTGGGCAGTTTAGCCCGACTGTGAATTTCACGACAAACACGAGCCTCACAACAACGACTTTTAGGGCCATTGCGGTAGCTACCTCAACAAGTTCATATGTACAAATATTTGTGGTAACTAACTCCGCTAGTAGTTCTGGTTTTATTAACATTGTTAGTTTTTCCATGAAAGAACTCGCAGGTAGTCATGCGACTCAGGCTACTGCTGCTTCTTGTCCTACCTACCAAGTTGATGGAAACGGTAAGGCTCACTTATCCTTCGATGGTGTAGATGACTTCCTTGTGACTTCTACTATTACTCCGGGGGTTGATAAAGTTCAGGTCTTTGCTGGTATAAGAAAACTGAGCGATGCAAATCGGGGTAGTGTTGTTGAGAGTGGTCTTGGGACTGGACCCGATACAGGTTATTTCCACGTAGAGGCACCCCGGACTGGTGGGGTTGGGCACTATGCATTCAGGAGTTTTGGTGCCTCATTAGGCACGTTCTCGGATGCTTTTGCGTCCCCGTACAATGCTCCAATTACCAATGTTGTAACTGGTATTGGGGACGTAGCAGCAGACACTTCTAACATCCGTGTCAATGGTGTAGTGGGTACACCCGGAGCAGCAGACCAAGGCATAGGTAATTACCTCGCTAACGCTATTTACATCGGTCGTCGGGCTGGCACATCCTTGCCCTTTAATGGGAATCTCTATAGCCTGATTGTGCGTTTTGGGTCTAACCTAACCACAGAGACTATTACTTCCGCAGAGACTTTTGTTAATGGAAAGACTGGGGCCTACTAATGCGTATTACATGCTCTTGCCCAGAAGCCCTTATCTTTGATGCAAACAATCTCGCCATGTGCCTCGGTTTCTCTGATGCCGATGAGGAAACCTATCGTGGTTTGAATTATGTAGACACCAAAGGGAACCTTTATGCAGCAGCTTCATTTGAGGCTCGTGACGTGTGGGTTCTCTTTGCTCAAGCACCTCTACAGCGTCCTACATGGGATAAAGAGGAGAGGATTGACATGGTAGCCGCAGAACGTGCCCAAGCTGCTATGGTGTTCAGCACAGAGGCTCTCAGCGCATCTCCTACAGCCTTGACTGCTCTTGGTGGTATGGATGGCCTATCCGCTCTTGTAGCTATGGGATTGTCTGTAGTCACACAAAAATAAACAGAAACTACGGAAGAGTGATCTCTTATGAATAAGTTGTCCGAAACATCTGCTAAAATGACGCTTGGTGTGTCGGGTAAGAACACTTATACCGGAGACATCAGGGCTGATGAATACCAACAGGACCTCAAAGGTAAACGTGGTATCCAGAAGTACAAAGAAATGCGCGATGGGAATGCCATCATCGGCTCCATTATGTACGCTGTAGAGCAAACCCTACGAGATGTAGAGATCAAAATCAAGCCTGCTGACGATAGTGAAGAAGCAAAACGTGAAGCCGACTTCCTTAAATCTGTGTTGGATGACATGGATGAAAGCCTTGACGATCACATCTCAGAAGCATTGTCTTACTTGACCTATGGGTTTGGTTGGTTCGAGGTTATCTACAAACGTCGTGAGGGGGACTTCCGTAGTCCCAAGAAGAACTCCAAGTTCAACGATGGTCGGATTGGTGTAAAGAAGATTGCCATTCGTGCTCCTTGGACTGTGGAACGTTTTGAAATCAACCAATCCACTGGTGAAGTCTTGGGTATGTACCAAGAAGCCACTTGGGGTAAACTCCCTGTAATGATCCCTGTTGAAAAGTCTGTTTACTATAGAACTACAAGTTTGAATAATGATCCTTCTGGTCGTTCAGTTCTTAGGAATGCTTATGTCAGCTATACTTACCTCAACAAGATTCAGAACTATGAAGCCGTGGCTATTGAACGAGAACTTCATGGTGTGCCTATTGGCCGTATGCCTGCGGAGTATTTGAGTTCAGATGCTTCAGCAGACCAAACCAATCTGAGGTCACAGTTTGAACGTATCCTTCGTGATTTGAAGAACAATGATCAAGGCTATGCACTTCTTCCTTCTGACCTTTATGTAGACGCAGATGGTAAGCCCACCAATCAACGTCTTATGGACATTGAACTGATCACTGCTAATGGTTCTCGGTCTATTGACATTGATCCTGTAGTCAAACGCTACCAACACGATATTGCTCGTAGTCTTATGGCTGAGTTCCTGATGCTTGGTTCTAGTGGTGGCTCTTACGCCCTCTCCAAGACAAAGACGGACTTGTTTCTCCGTAGCCTTGAGAGTTACATCAATAATATTGTAGATGTCCTCAATAAGCAACTCGTAGAACGTATCTGGCAACTTAATGGTCTCTCTTGGGATGTTATGCCTAAGTTGGTTGCAGGGGACGTTGCCCCTCATGACCTTCGTGAAATTGCTTCCTTCCTTCGTAACCTTAATGGTGCGGGGATTGAAGTCAAAGACCATCCAGAACTTGTTGAGAACCTGATGAACATTGCAGAACTTGACTTTGACAAGGGTGCTTATGAACAAAGACTACAGCAAGCCACACAAGAAGTAAACCCGGAGGCTGTACCCAATGGCTAACACCAAGATTAGTGCCTTGACTGCCCTTACGGGTGCTGATGCTGCACAGAATGATGTCCTTGCTATCGTAGACACCTCTACCGCGACTACGAAGAAGATTACTCGTGAAGAGTTGTTTAAGTCTGTTGACTATATTGCCCTTGATCTTGCTAATGGTCTCGCTAGTCCTACTGAGGGTCAACTGACTTGGGACGCTACCTACGACACCCTTGCTGTAGGACTAAATGGCGGTAACGTTGTTATGCACGTTGGTCAGGACACTTACTACCGTGTCCGAAACAATACTGGCTCTACTATTGCTGCTGGGACGGTGTGCCGCTTTGCTGGTTCTCTGGGTAATAGCGGTATCCTTCTTGTAGCACCATTTATCGCCAACAATACTGTTGATAGCCACACCATTATGGGTATCTCTTCTGAGAGTATCGCCAATGGTGCAGATGGACTTGTGGCAAACTTTGGTGAGGTTCGCGGTATTAACACTTCGGCCTATACTGATGGTACAATCC